CTCAGTATTTAAACTTAACACTTGAAACAGGTAACGCTGTTTACAACGCTGTAGGAAGCATTAACCATGTTTGGCAAAATGCTGGTACTGAGCACATGCGCCTAGACTCATCAGGCAATCTAGGCTTGGGAGTTACTCCTAGTGCTTGGGGTAGTGGAATTAAGTCTTTGGACGTGAATGGAAGTTCATTTGCTTCATCGACTGGAACTTTGGATGTTACTCAGAACGCTTATTACAACGGTTCTGGATGGATTTATAAAAACACTGCAACATCATCAAAATACACGCAATCAGGCGGTGTTCATTATTGGTTTAACGCAGCATCAGGCACAGCAGGAAACGCCATTACCTTTACTCAGGCAATGACTCTGGATGCCTCGGGACGACTTGCTTTGGGTTCAACATCAATTCTTGGTTCTAGCAATGTAGCCTCGTTTACAAACACCACAAGCGCAAAAGGTGTGTTGGCTATTCAAAATACCTCTACTAGCGGATATTCGGCTGTTGAACTATACGACAACGCAGGAACTCAGCAAGGTGCGATGGGATGGGGTAACGCATCTGTCGCTGTAACTGGCGCTGCTTCTGCAACTTATCTTTATTCAACAGGTGCAATTACATTTTTGTCAGGCGGTACAACAGAGCGTGCCCGTATAGACTCAAGCGGTAACTTGCTGGTGGGGACTACGAGTCAAGTTAACTTGTCAAAAGTTTGTTTTGTTGGTGATTTTTACAACAACAATGGATTAACTCTTCAAACAACAAGTTCTAGTGGAGGGGATCAGTTTATTGGGTTTGCAAATTCATCGGGTACGATAATTGGTTCAATTAACCGTGTTAGCACAACCAATGTAGTTGCTTACAACACCACATCAGACTACCGCCTCAAAACGGTTATTGGCTCTGTGTCTGGTTCGGGCGCACGAATTGACGCTCTTAAACCAGTTGACTACCTGTGGACAGAAGGTGGTCAACAAGCTCGTGGTTTCTTGGCTCACGAATTCCAAGCAGTTTATCCAGACAGCGTTACTGGTGAAAAAGACGCAGTAGATGCAGATGGCAATCCAAAATACCAAGCAATGCAAGCAAGCACCTCAGAAGTAATTGCTGACCTTGTTGCTGAAATTCAATCACTTCGTAAACGCCTTGCAGACGCAGGCATCTAACTTTTTAAAAGGAAAACATCATGTCAGTAACTTGGAAAATCTCTACCCTTGATCGTGAAGTCTCTAATGGCTTCGTAACCACCGCACATTGGAACGCTACAGCAGTAGACGGAGAACACTCTGCCTCTGCCTACGCAACAGTCTCATGGGCTGAAGGCACTCCTACTGTTCCCTACGACAACCTCACAGAAGCTACTGTATTAGGTTGGGTATGGGAGTCGGTCGATAAAGCTAGTACAGAGGCTTCCTTGGCGGCTCAGATCGCTTTGCTGAAGAACCCTGTGGTTGCTACTGGCACACCTTGGTAAAACAGGAAGCCACTACCTGAACTTAGTGGCACATTAAAGGAAAATCATGGGCAACAACACAAAAACCCCATTGACGATTGACGGAGTAGAGTATCAGTTTGAGGATATGACTCCTGAACAACAAGTACTAATCAACCATGTTGCAGACCTTGACAGAAAGTTATCGTCTGCAAAGTTCAACGCTGACCAGCTACAAGTTGGTCGTGATGCTTTCTTCACAATGTTGAAGCAATCACTTGATAAAGTGACGGATGTAGAGGCAAAGTAAATGGAAAATCACACCACAGAAGTAGCATCAGCAGTCGCTACTAAAGCATCTTCCGTGGCTACCTATGGTGGTGCAGGAAGTGCCGTATTCTTTGGTTTATCAGCCAATGAGTTCGGTGCTTTATGTGGTGTGATTATCGGTTTCATTGGTCTTGTCGCAAACATCTACTTTAAGTATCAGCATTTGCAGGTGGCGAAAAAAGAGTCTGGTTGGTATAACGAATGAGTTGGGCGCTTGTATTAGCACTTCAAGCTGCTGAATACAGGTGCGTAAGGTGGTCATGGACAGGTGATGTTTATAACCGCAAGGTAGTATGCCTTGAATGGAAAAAGGTAGAGCGGAAATGATTGACCAAGAGACAGTAAAAAAGTTGTTTTACTATGATGCCGAAACAGGAATGTTAATTTGGCGTAATGGTAACAAACGAAATGTTAAGCCTTGGCAAGAAGCTAAGGCGTTAAATGGTCTTGGCTACTACTCTGTAAAAATACATAATAAAAGTTATCCTGTTCACAGAATAATTTGGCTTTATGTACATGGAATTTTTCCAGATCAAGACATTGACCACAAAAACAGAATTAGAAATGACAATAGACTTTGTAATTTGCGTTCTGTAAGCAGGACTGATAACTGTCAAAACATTTCATTGCCTAGACATAACAAAAGTGGACACATTGGTGTGTCATGGATAAAAAGCCATGAAGCATGGACTGTTTATGTAAAAGTAAACAAGAAAAATAAATGGCTTGGATGCTACAAAAACTTAGATGATGCAGTAGCTGCTAGAAAAGCTGGCGAAGCTAAGTATTACAACTTACCAGAGGTTGCATGATGCTGGACCCCATAAGTGCCCTAAATGGACTTCAGAGCGCCATTTCGATGGTCAAGAAGGCTAGTAAGGTTGCCAATGATCTAGGCTCTCTAGCGCCCATGTTGGGCAAGATGTTTGACGCTAAGAGTCAAGCTACAAAGGCGATGCTTCAAGCCAAGAACTCTAAGAAGGGTTCTAACATGGGTGCTGCTCTACAGATAGAGATGGCGCTAGAACAAGCCAGAGCCTTTGAGGAAGAACTAAAGATGTTGTTCATGCAGACAGGCAAGATAGATGTCTGGAACAAGATCAAAGCTAGACAAGCTGAGATGGACAGGGATGATGCCAAAGAAGTGGCAGCGTTGAGAGCCGAGGAAAAGAAGGCTAAAGAAAAAGAGGAAGAAATGCAAGAGATTGCCATCATCATTGGTGGCATTGCTTTTGTTTTACTTCTTGTCTTTATTGGAATTAACGAACTAATGAGTTTGTGTCCTAAGGGTGGTTGTGGTAGATGAACGAGTACCAAAAACAATTTGATTTGTTTTGCAGGGTGCTTTGTTATGGATGCGCTGCATGGTGGTTTCTAGGGTTTCTTAGGTTCTTGCCTGATGACTTGTCTAACAAGATTGTTAACCTACTTTTAGGAAAGATAGGTTTATGAGATATTTGCTTTTGTTATCAACGCTACTTTTGTCTGGTTGCTTTGAAGACAGGTATCGGTACTTTTGCCAGAACCCTGATAACTTTATCCATCCAAACTGCCAAAAGCCTAAGTGCCAGTTTACCCAGACTTGCCCAGAATACTTAGTTGCACCAATTCTTGAAAAAAAGGTTAACGATGTCCAAGAAACAAAGACCAACAATTGAGGAAGTAGAAACCTATGTTTGGGGCTTTGTGGTCATTATGGTCACATTGATACTTTGCTTATTGTGATGGCTTTGCTGTACTCGGTGACCTTTGTAACTCAGCCTATCAAAAGTATGGCGCCAATTGACATGGCATATACCAAGATGCTGAATGACATCGTTCTACTGATCGTAGGTGGTATTGGTGGTGTTATCGGCAAGAAGGGCGTAGGAAGCGCTGTAAACGCCATCCAAAGCGCTGTAACGCCTACTCCGACACCTACACCGCCTGTGGCACAAACTACGCCTGTAGCGCCTCCAGTAGCAACAGTAGCTTCTACTAACTACAACTGGATGGGTTTTAAGAACGCTGATCTAGATGAGTCATGGACACCACCACCTCCTCCTACTACACCTCCTGAGTTGCTAGAGGATGACCATGACAGAGAACAATTGGCTATGGCTAGAAAAGAGGTCGGTTAATGTTTGGCATACCACTTCCATGGGTTCTAGTCGGTTTGTTCTTTGCCTTGTTTGGCACATACCGAGGTGGCTATCACTTTGGTTGGTCAGACAGAGATAAAGAGATGCAGATTGAGATTGCCAAGAAGAATGAGGAATCTCGTCAGACTGAACAGAAACTTACTGAAAAACTTAACGAAAACGCTAGTAAATTATTGGAGGCTAATAATGTTCTCAACCAGAAAACTACTGCTCTTGCTAACGCCAATCGTGCTGGCAAGTTGCGCCTCTGCCCCACAAGTAGTATACAAGCCCCCACAAGTTCCCCCATTGCCACCACAGATACAGAAACAAGAAGTCAACCTGACAGACCGGCTGACACAACTTCTGATGCCGAAAGAGCAACCATCGAAGCCATTGCCGAAATAGTCGCACAGGGAGATAAGAATACTGCTGCGCTTAACGCCTGCGTGGACTCGTACAATGAAATGAGAGATTTGCTAAATGGTAAACGCTGAACAACTGAAACAACTTCATATTGGTGAGCAATGGGTAGATGCGCTTAACGAGACTTTCGCTAGGTTCAACATTCTTAGCCCTGTTCAGCAAGCATCTTTTATCGGTCAATGTGGGCATGAGTGCGGTAACTTCAAAGTCCTTGAGGAGAACCTGAACTATCGTGCTGAGACACTCATGAAGTTGTGGGCTAAGAGATTCCCAACAATTGAGATTGCTAACGAATACGCTAGGAATCCTAAAAAGATTGCCAACAAAGTCTATGCTTCAAGGATGGGAAACAGAGATGAATCGTCTGGAGATGGTTTTCGCTTTCGTGGTCGTGGGTGTATTCAACTTACTGGTCATGCTAATTATTTTCATGCTGGTAAGGCTTGCGATGAGGATTTTGTTATGAATCCTGATCTAGTAGCTACACCCAAGTACGCTGCTATGACTGCCGGATGGTTCTGGAATACCCATAAGCTAAACCAATACGCTGATGCTCGTGACTTTGCAACCATGACTAAAAAGATCAATGGTGGCACGATTGGGCTTAACGATAGGATTAAGCACATCAATCATGCCTTAGAAGTGCTTATTGCTTAACGAATATGCCTTCTTTGTTTAGATAACCTTTTCTAAATTTTATTTCTTCATACGCCCCTTTAAAGCACTCTACAAGATCAAGATCAGCACAAGCGCAACCCATGACTAAAGTTACAAGAATATCCCCGTATGCGTCTGCCATTTCAGCCCTATCACCTTTGGCAATGGCTGTGAATAGTTCTAAGAGTTCCTCACGGGTTTTAACAGCTTGAGCATATGGCGTGCTGTTCTGGACAATGCCTCTAGCCTCTCCCCATTGAATAACCTTCATCTCGGTATTAGCGTACGACATTCCACTCCCTTTCATTGCGTCCAGAGTTTGATTTAACAACATTACCTGTCAACTCAATCAAACCAATTATTTTCATTTCGTTCAAGCGTCTAGCGACCTGATTGCCATCTAGCTTGGTTCTTGCTGAGATACCATCTTTACCCAAAGCACCATGCTCTAGTAAGCACTCTAGGATGATTCTGTGGTGGTCTGAGACTACTGGTTTGATAGCCTCTGCTGCTTCAAAAGAAGTTACAGGGTCTGTGCTTCTCACTCTTGGGAAGTCAGGCATCTGGAAAATTTTATTAAACGCTTCTTTAAAATCCATTATTTTCTCCTTGTGGTGGGCGGTACTAACATTCGTCCGACAAAGACATCCAAGTAGCCTGAAATACTTTGCCTGCTTTCCCGCCCGTAAACTTAAAATGG